TAAATCGAAAGCAGGGGCAAAGGCATTCAGGAAAGCAAGAGTAGGCAGAAAAAGCAGAAAAACAAATTAATTTAAAAAAATACTTGACACTTCTACAAATGGGCTTAAAGTAATACTCTAATAGTTTCTAAACTTTATTAGAAACTTTAATTGACAGGAGTAAATGCAACACAGCCAACTGACAATCAAGCAACTTTTGAAGCGTTCTGGAGTAACGCTGAGCCAGGTTGCTAATGCATCCGAAACAACCGTTTCTGATGTTTCCAAACTGTTGAATGATAATTTAAGAGAGAGAGTTCAAACAGCAGCTCTCCGTCTGGTAATTGCACAAAACAAAGAGGTGCGGGAGCATCTGAATCCATCGGAAGGAAATGAAGAGAATCAGACGCAAACTTTGTCTCTGCGGGAACAAAATTACAGGAAAGCGGATAAGGTTTTGTAGCCAGTTGTGCTACACGATGTATAAACCGATAAATGAGAAAAGAAACTATGATAAGTCTCATCCAAAATTGCCTGAAAGAAAATGTATTTGGTGTGATACGATTTATTCCCCCAGACAGTATTCACAGGAATGTTGCACACGGAAGTGCCGCAATAAAACCTCATTATATAATTTAAGAAAATATAATAAGCTGAAAATAAATTCTCCGCTTGTTGATGAAAGGAAGCTTTGGAAGAAAAGTGGAAAGTGGTGGGTTCATGGTTTTAGTTCACATAACAAAGGTATCAGGGTTGTTGAAACAAGTCAGGGATTGTGTATATCAAACTCTGATTATCAGCAGGAAATTAAGAAATACAGAAAATCAGGTGGAAAAGTTAAAGTTCTTGAACCACAGATTAATGGTAAAGTCGCAGATGTTCTGGTAAAAAATTCACTTACAGAAAACTGGAATATTGATGACCTAATGGGCTTTGGGTACAGTAATAAATTCATGGAAGAAGTTGACCGTCAACATAACCACGGAGGGTTTGATGTGGATTGACGTTTGCCCTGTACCCAAACCCAGACAGACACGAAGTGATGTCTGGAAGAAAAGACCTGCAGTTATGCGTTACCGCCAGTTTGCTGATGAACTGAGACTGGCTTGCCTGCAGCAAAAATTTGTTCCTAGCGGTGAGCTGGTTATTGAATTTCATATACAAATGCCAAAATCGTGGAGTAAAAAAAAGAAATTGGATATGATTGGCAGATACCATCAGGTCAAGCCTGACCTCGATAATATGATTAAGAGCTGCCTGGATGCACTCTTTTCAAAAATACCGGATCGTGACGATGCATGTGTGCATTCAATTGCTGCAAAGAAAGTCTGGTCTATAATTGGACGTGTTAGTTTGAATAACAAATGGGAATAAATAAACATAGAGATTTTGAAGCCCGGAGGATAAGCCGGGAGGAGACTTCCTCTCAGGAGGTGATAATGATTAGGCACTGTCCTGTAAAATTGTCTCCTGATACATGCCTGGCCAAGCAATAGCCACGCTGTCTCCGGGCTTCACTTTTACAAAGTGAGAAATGGAAAAAAAGTTGTTTGATATGCTGATTGAAGGAAATCATCGTCTGACAGATGGGGAACATCGTCAATATGCAACAATAATGGGAATAAGAAAGCAGATTGGAATTGAGTGTGATGCACGCAGAAAACGTGCAGCACATGCCATGAGAATGCATTGCAATTCAAATAAATTTGCAAAACCTCTAAATATTAAACAATTGTGAGGAGGCAATATGAAAGGAAGAGGAGGTGTGGGAAAGATTATTCAGTATGGTTTTAAATTTGCAACCAATGAAGAGAAGGAAGCATTAAAAAATTTCCGTCTGATGAAAGCAATCCGGGTTGCAAAGAAACAAAATAAAAATGCAAGGAATCGGTTTTTTGCATTTGTTCATAAAAACTTATTGGGAGGGAATAATGAAGACAAAGATAAAGCCTGAATCTGATCCGGAAGTCAGAAAATGGACTATTGGAGGCTCCTATGCAGGAGCAATCAATGGCACAAACCCGTGGATGTTTGGCACAGATGTCTATGATTTGGTACTGGGGTTGAAGGAACCAAAGAACTTATCTGATAATCCTGCTGTTCAGGCAGGAGTTATGTTTGAAGCTGGTGTGGGGAAACTGTTTACTGAAAAAACTGGGATCAAGATCAGAATGGTTTCCAGGACAATGAACTCAAAGGAGTGGCCCATTGCACAGGCTCATATTGATGCAAAGGTAGTGGGAGAAAAGGTAGGTGTTGAGATTAAGACAACTGCTGCATGGAATGCTTCACATTGGGGGCCAGAAATGACAAGGGACATCCCGCCCAATTACCTCGACCAGATCAATCACTATCTCTATGTTACAGGCTGGGATTATTGGTGGTGTGTCGTGCTGATTGGAGGACAAAAAATACAGGTTTATAAAATTGAAAGGGATGAGAAGCAAATAAGGGAGTTGATTGATAAGGAGAAGGATTTCTGGAATAATCACATATTGAAAGAAACCCCGCCTGAACCTATGTCTGCAGAGGAAGCAATGCTGCAATTTCCGAAGGCTTCTGAGGAACTGGAAGAAATGAAGGCAACTCCACTTCTGCTGAACCTTATTTCTGCAGGGCAGGCTATAAGGAAGAAGGAAGCTGAGATTAAAGCTCAGAAAAGTGATAATAATAAGGACATTATGAATCACATGAAAAGCGTTGCAGTTATAGTTGATGACGATGGCGAGAAACTTGTTACATGGATAAATGGTTCTAAAAAAGGCTTAGATCAGAAAGCTTTTAAATTGGCACACCCTGATCTGGTGGAGAAGTTCTGCCGTGTGTCTGAATTTCGCACATTTAAAATAATTGAAAGGAGAGTATGAGCGAGATTAAAATACTATCCGGCATGAACCCCACCCCCTTGCGGATTGGGATTCACGGTGCTGGAGGAAGTGGCAAATCCACTTTTGGAAAGGAGGGTTTGTTTCTTGACGTGGAAGGAGGAATTTCTGACATAGATTGTCAATCCATTGATCTGGTTGGTAAATCTTATAATGATGTCATGGATGCACTCCGTTATATTTATAAAGAGGCCGATTCAATACAAAATGAATTGATTGTCGTGGATTCATTGGATTGGCTGGAAAAAGTTCTTTGGCAGAATGTATTGGATAATAAAATACTGAATGAAAAGAACTACACTTCAATTGAGGAGTTTGGATACCAGAAGGGATATACTTTTGCCTTGAAGGGCTGGCAGGAAATTTTGAATGCCCTTGAAGCGATTCGTAAAAAAGGTTTCCATATTCTGCTTATAAGTCATTCGCAGATTTCGAGATTGGAGTTACCGACACTTGATCCCTATGACACGATTACTCTTAAACTTCATAAGACTGTCAGGGGTACAATATTGGAATGGTGTGATATTATCGGGCATGTTTCTCCTGAAATATTCACCACCAAAAGTGGGGATTCATTTGGGAATACCAAATATAAACCCACTGCAACAGGCCGGAGGATGCTCTATCTCGGAAATGATCCGAGTTACGAAAGCAAAACACGGCTTGCACTACCGGAAAGCCTTCCTCTTAACTGGAAGGATTTCATGTCAGCCATTGCAGATGCAAGGGCGGCTGAAGGCAATGTTGCCAAATCTACACAACAGTTAAAAACAGTTGAAAAGGAGAGCAAATGAAACTCGAATTTAATGCAGATGAAGTGGAAGTCGTCGATGAGGACTTCTCTCCACTTATGCCTGGTGACTATCCTGTAATAGTGCAGGATAGTGAATTTAGAGAAACAAAAAAAGAAGATGGGAATTACCTGTTTCTTCAACTTTTGGTAATTAATGGACAAGGTAAGAACAGGAAACTGTTTGACCGCCTGAATTTGGATAATCCAAATCCGCAGGCAGTTGAAATTTCCAAAAAACAGCTTGCTTCATTATGCAGAGCAATTGGGAAGCAGAAGATTACAGATTCGAGAGAACTGCATGACATTCCTGTTATTGCAAGGGTCGAAATTAGAAAAGGCTCTGATGGTTATGATGATAGTAATAATATTAAAGGGTACAAAAAATATCAGGCTCCAGAACCATCGGACGGTGATGACGTACCTTTTTGATAATCCCCTCATACTCTATGTCATTGGGATTTACCTGTCCGGGTGTCTCAGTGGCATAGTTTTCCTTGCCCTGTCTTTAATGATCTATTGTCGGCAGGGTAACTCTATC